TCCATTAATAGTTACTGTTGTACCACCAACTGTCCTACCTGTTGTACTAACACCTGATCCATTAATAACAACACCACCAGCATCACTAATCGAAATGACAACACCAGATGAAGGTTGAGTATTAGGAAAAGCAACCTCAGTAGCTACAACTTCAAGACCACCTAAAGGTGCAATCTGTGCAGCGACATAATCAACAACAGCACCAGACGTAGGAATCTTTGCATCATCATCTGTGATAGTTGTTTGAGAAGCTCTATTCTCACAGACACTATTAATCTCTGATGTCGTAGCTCCTAAAGCAGTACCTGAAGCCAGTATGGAAGCAGTGCCACCTTGCATCCCAGCAAGAGTTGTTAGTTCTGAATCAAGTGGTTGCTTGGCATCTAACTGAGTCTGAACATTAGAGGTGACTCCATCTACATGATTCAGTTCAGCAGTCGTAGCTGTTACTCCATCTATTAAATTAATTTCTGCTGCTGTGGCAGTCACTCCATCAAGGATATTTAGTTCAGCCGTTGAAGCTGTAACACCATCAAGCTTGTTGATCTCAGCAGTTGTAGATGTAACACCATCAAGAATATTTAACTCAGCAGTACTAGCAGTAACACCATCTAATGCTTGAACTTCTGCTGCTGTTAAGTCTGCTAAAGAACTAGCTGTATCACTTGCCATCGTTGCAAGCTCTGTTAGCTCTGCATCTAACGGTTGCTTTGCATTGAGTTGAGTCTGGACATTAGAAGTAACACCATCGACATAGTTAATCTCTGCTGTCGTAGCAGTTACACCATCAAGGAGATTTACTTCAGCAGTAGTAACTGTTGCTCCATCTAAGATCTGGACTTCTGTATTAGTCAGATCAGCTAGAGAAGAAGCTGTACCTGAACTCATTGTTGCGAGTTCTGTTAGTTCAGCATCTACTGGTTGCCTTGTTGTATCTACATAGTTCTTTGTCGCTGCATCCTGTGCTGCTGTTGGATCTGCTACGTTTGTTAATCTCTGACTTCCTAATGTTGGAAGACCTGTTGTTGCACTAATAGATATACCTTGCTTCTGTGTGTCATCTAGCTCTTGTGCAATATATAAATGCTGAAGGTTACTGGTATCTAAGTCACTAGCTGTAAGAGTTGAACCATCTGCATAATCAACAAGAACAGCAGAAGGAGGAGTAACCCTTCTAACTTCGACTCTTGTTCCAGATGACGGGGCACTAGCTAACCTCGCTGTCGTTGCATTATGAAAAGTAAAACTGGTATCTACATAGTTAACGTAGACTTTGACATGCTCTTCCTTGATGTAAGGGAAAGAGATTGTGTAATCAGTTTGACTACTCCCTGCTGAGTAGATGTTGTAAGCGTAGGCCATGAAAATTAGGTAGTAGGATCAGCCGTCAAAAGTCTCCATTGCTCCAGACTAGCTTGTGGGCCATAGGTTGACGAGTCAAACTCACCCATTGATATTTCAAAATCTCTAACCTTATCTGTTTCTGTAATTCCATTTATTAAAGCTTCAACTTCTGGATGTTCTCTCATCCATAATTCTTTTGCACTATTTATAATAAATCCATTCTTAGGGTTTGTTCTTGTTTCACCGGGGGCACCATTAATAAACCAATCAATTACTTTCTTTAAATATTTAACTCTTGTATGTTCATTGTTCTGACTTGGTAATTCTTCTCCCGGTTGAGGCAATGCTAAATATTTAGGATCTTTAGTTATAACCCAAGTTAAATATTCGTGCATCTTCATACCTCCTATCTCTACCTCTTTAGTTCCTATTGTAATAAGTCGATTGAATTCTGTTTGAGTCATTTTTCTATTTGGAATATCAATCATACGTTTACTCCAAATTGTAAAGTTTCCTCCCTTACCAAATAACTTTGCAAATTCTAAATCAACAGGATCAGTTGATTGAGTTAATTGTTTAACTGCACCTGTTGGACTGAAGGCTCCATATAGTAATTTAGTTACATCTCCAAAAGGCATAATGCCTTCTATTGTTTTAGTTCCAAGGGTACCATCATAAGTAATAGGATCACCTGTCGTTGGATGTAATTGAGGAGGTTGTGTATAAGAAAGATATGGAACCTTCGTTGCTATTCTATTCATTGTATTAACTAAAGTATCTAATACAACATTACCTGTATTTGCTTGGTCAATTGTTCTAACTGTAGGATCTAAATTTCTTGCTGCTGATGTAACCAATCCGGGTACAGCTTTAGCAATTAACTTTTCTAATTGTGCTTGACCAGCACCTAATCCTGATCTTCCTCCTATTGGATTATCAATCTTATTCTCTGGCCCAAATGACTGTATTAAATCAGATAGATTAATAAAATGCTGCATCGTATCTTTAGTTAATTCTCCTTGTAATCCTCTACTAATTGCAAATTTAAGTGCTGATATATGTAACCCAGCATGTGCTAAAGCTTGAGGGCCGGGGTTTGTAAGATCCATATATTCTTCATGTGGTATCTTTTTCAATCCTTGTTGATATGATCCAATAATTCCGAATACAGTTGATGCAGCATCAAACATTTGAATGTCATACCAAGGACTCCAATCACTCCAAGGTGCCCTAAATCTTATAGAGTTACTTTGTATCTTTAAGTTTTGATTCTCTTTTCTTTCTGCCATTGATAATGGTTCTGGCCCACTAAATTGCACAAGACCTGTTGCTGCTAATCCCATTCCTGTCGTTAACATTAATACTCCTGTTGACCATTCTCCTAAAGCTCTTTCTCTAATAAAGAAATCTTCATGGTTAATATCTCTCCAAGCACTATCAATAATATGTTGCCCCATACCTGTATAACGAATAGTCGCTTTAGCAATATTTAAAGGTGTTCTATTAGTAATAATCAAAGAACCAAGAAGAGGTAATCTACTTTCACCAGCTTTGAGCATTGCAGAAGGTGTATTGATTCCTTTTCTTGCGACAGCAAAAGTAGCTTCTACTCCCTGTCTTAATAGCTTTGGCCCCTTTTGAAATTCATTCTCTGCTGTTGGGTTACTTAATTTTCCATTTGCATAATCCTCTGCATATCTAACAATTTCTGCATTATTTGTTAGTCCTAGATCTTTTGCTTTTCTTACTCCATATTGATAAGTTCTTCTTGCTAGATCTACATCTATATCATCTGTAAAGTTTACATAATCCATAGCGTTCTTTGCGTATGAACTATCAAAGTATCCACCTTTAACAACTTCTCCATTAATTTCAACATCAATCCATAACTTCTTAAGTTGTTCGTTAACTCTTTTCTCTATCTCCAATTCTTTTAAAGGTGTTAAAGGTACACCTGTTTGTCTTAATTTCTCTGCTTCAAATTCCATCAATCTAATCTTCTCAAGAGATGGGCCAACCATCGCATTTAAGAATGTATCCATTGCACCCATACCTCTTCTTGCTCCGCTTCTTAATCCCTCTGCTATATACTTCCATGCCAAAGCTTGCCAGTTAGATGTTGGTTTCAACCACCATTCATCACCTGTTGGTTTCTTTCTTAAAGCTCTCTTCTGACTTTCAAAAGCTCTAAAGCTATCTACATCTATTCCACTTTGAATTGTTTCCTCATATTCTTTTACTCTTGCATCTTCAAAGAATCCTCTACTTAAATTGACAAAAACCTCATCATGTTTAAAAGATTGCTTTGCCATCCTCAACATGTTTGGTAGTTGTTGAGCATATAAAGTAAATAATTTTTTATTTAATTTCATTCTGTAATCAGCAGACCAAGCATCAAATTCATTGTCATCAGCTATAGCTTTTCTCTTTGTATGCCATGCACCAACATATTGCTGCGTAGGTAATGTCAAAGCTCGGAACATTCCACCACCTAATACTTTTGCCCATGTACTAGCTCTTAAGAATTGTGCATTTCTAATGAAATTTGTTATTGCTCGTTGTGTTAACTTTCCATTTGGAGTTCGATTTATTAGATCTGAAAGATCTTCAAAGTAATATTTAGCTTCTAATTCAGTACCGTTCCCAAGATTAAATACAGCTCTAGCCATCTCATCTATTATTGCTTCTAATTCTGCTGAATATTTACCTGTCTTTAATTGTAAAGCTAGTTCAGGTGTTAATTTCTTTTCTAATAATTGACCAGATCTGATAGCTGCTTCTTCAAAGAGAGTTTTAATAGTAGGTTGATTAGTATCTCTTGTTGGATATGTTGCAGCATCAGAATCAATAATTCTATTCGCATCATTTGTGTCGTAAACAAGAACTACATCTTCACCATTCTTTCCTTCAAAACGAATTCCACCATAATTATTTTCAGTTAACCAAGTTTTAATTCCATCTTTCTGATTTGCTGTTAAAGAATATCTACTGCTTGGTGCATCTAAATTTATATCTCCTAAGAAATTTGCAAGAGATTTTCCAGCAGAAGGTAAATCTACTATTAAAACATCATTAGGGATACGACCTTTAAATCCTTCAGCACTATCACTCGCTGTAAAATAAACACCTTCACCAAGTAATCCATCTTCAGTTGTTAATCCTTTCTCTACATCATTTACATTTAATTGTTTAGTTAATGTAGTTCCAATAGGCAAAGCTTGTTCTACAAGTTCCCAGTCCTTTTGCATTGCTCTACCTTGTTGGCCCCATTTTCTTGAAGCTGAGACCCATGCTTGATCTAGCATCAATTGGTTTTGGAAAACTGAAACCAAACGATTAGAAAGTGTTAACTTATCTGATGTTGAAATTCCATCATTTAACTGCTGTAATTCTAAAGCAAGTTCTTTTAGTACATATAAGTTTTGATCTCTATGTATTAACAATGCAGTCTGAGTAATCAAGTCTTGTTGTGATTGAATACTTCCACCTCTAGCTTCTTCATATAAACGAATTGTAGTTTCTACATCAAAGTCAGTTCCTCTTAATTGTTCTCTTGCATAACGAGCAATCTCTTCTAAATTTATTCTATCTATTCCACTGAATCCTGATCTGTCTCCAAAGTGAGCAGTAATAGTGTCTTCTAAAACTTTATTAGCAAGAGCAATATCTTCTCCTCCCATCCCTATATATAATTTTTTACCCGGAATTGTTGCATCATAATTACCTTGTGGATTCTTTCCTCTACTTATCATTCTCCTTACAGTTTGATAATTATCTGATACAATTGCTTCTCTAAAACTTACTTGTCCATCTGCAATTCTTGTCTTAACTCTCTTTAATAAATCAGGGATTCCTTCAGGGTCAGGTGTAGGTGTTGTAGGTTCATATTCAATTCCATCTCTCTCAACAACTCCCGGTTTCTTTCCTCCAAATCTATACATTTCATTTTCTGAATCCATCCAAAACTTTTGAGGTTCTACTACACCACGGGCACCTAATTCACCAGACCGGCCTGCTTCAAAGACTTGATCCCAAGTTTCATAAGCTGGCTTCCCTCCATCCATTAATCCAAAAATATATCTTCTAACTGCTTTCGCAATCTTTCTCATTTTTAATATTGGTTGTGCCCAAGTAGGATCTGGTGCTGAAGGTTTTAAAACATGTTTCTTATAAACATCCCAACCTGATGAAGCCATTGCTGTTACTTCAGAGAAAGGATATTTACCTGAAAGAATTACATCTGCCTTACTAGGCATCACCATTGCAGCAATCTGTTCAAGTTCTTTTTTACCTTCTAGTAGAAGTCTGAATTCTGCTTTCGTCATGTGCCTTCTCATAACAGCGTGCCAACCTTCATGGAAAGCTGTCCAAACTCTGTCTCCAATAGATCTTGGATTGCTACCTATATAACGAGCAATCATTACTAAGTCCTGTGTTGGACTCATCCCTGCTCTTTTATAAAAACCTTTTACAAATTCAGACTCTTCAGTTCTTTTAACACCCGGATGTTTCTTTCCTACATCTGTTCCTTTTGCCATATAAGCAACTGGTTGTTCTACTTTTACATAAGGAGCCATCCTTGTGACAATCCTTTCTAAGGTGGCTTGAACTTCGAGTTCTGTTAATGGGCCTCTGAAAATAGATTGAACTGTGCTATCACCAAACTGAGCAATATGACGAGGAAGTTTTGGTAACTTTGGAGTTTCACCTTCTACTTGGAAATCTACTTCGTCTTCTGGCTTTGGTGCTAATTGATCTCCGGGGTCTTTAGGATCATTTAATTCGTTTAATTTTCTTAGTAGTTCTTTATCTTGTTCAGATTTATATTTTCCTATTAATTCATCTTCATATCTGAAAACCATATAATCAAGATTTGCACCAGCTCTCCAATTCCCTTGATCTGCTAGTCGATAAGTAATACCAGATTCAAGATTTTCTGATAGCTCTTCTCTAATAGCTGCACCAGCAGTAGCAATAAAATCATCAGGTATTCCTAATTCTTCAGTTAACCATTCAAGATAGACAGAACGCTTCTTACTTACCTTTCCAGAAGTCACAATATAAATAGCTAGATCTACATCACTCTCCCATTCAATATTCATTTTCGTTCTACCATTTGCATAAGTAGGTTTTGGATTTCCAAAGGCAAATCTATTTTGAGAACTATCATTAAACGTAGGAGATTGTTCAAAGAAAACTCTTTTTGAATCTTCTTCTAATCCCATCCTTTTTAAAGTATCTGATAGGAATTTAGGAGCTTCCCAATTCTCTATATTTTTTAATTCTTTATCAGCTTTCTTTCCTTCATCTAATATTTTTTGTTCTACTCCTTTTAACTTTTGTGAGATCTCATATTGCAAACCTTTTACATATATCTGAACTTTATCAATATCTTCTATTGCTCTTTGAATAGCTAACTTAGAAGCCTTAGTTAAATAAGGAGCAATTTGTCTACGGAATAATTCTGTTGTTTCTGCATCTCTTAAGGCTTTTTGAGTTCCTTCTTCTATAGCAACTCGACCTATATTTAAAAGATTTAAAAGATCACCAACAGTATTGATTGGCCCAAGACCTCTATTATCTTCCATTCCTTCTGAGAATTTTTCAAAAGCATCTATTAATCTTGTAAATGCAATTCCTGCTTGTTGTTCTTTTGGTGCTGATCTGATTAATATATCTAACGGTGTCTTTGGATCTATTTTTGTTAAAGCTGTAGAAGCTGATTCAAGTTCTTCACCTCCAACATCTTCTGGTAATAAATCAGATCCTTCTTTTGTTGTTAAAGATTCTCGTAGTGGTTGGTCAATTCTTTCTCCTTCAATCTCAAGAGTCTGATCTTTAGCGTCAATATCATCCCAAGGATCAATGTTGTCTTGTTCCTGTTTTACTTTACTTAATTGAGTTCTTATTTCTTCTGGAACCTTATCTACAGTTTTATCTGTAGTAGGAGCTTTATCTAAAATTCCTTGTGATTTCTCTGCTTCAATTGTTTTACTTGGTGTAGTTTTAAATGTCTGAGTTTTTCTAATCGTTTGAGTTTGAGCTTGCTTCTTAACTGATTGAGTTAATTCAGTCTCAGGTGGTTTCTTACCTTGAGATTCAACTTTTAAAGCATTAATAATTTCTGGTAATCTTTCTTCTACTAATGTCTTTACGTTTCTACCTTTTACCTCTGAAGCAATTTCTTTTAATAAACCAGTTACTTCACCTTCTAATCCTGCTACTTGATTAAAGATATTTAAAACAGCTCTTGCTTGTAATCTTTCAATTTGACTACCTTTAACATTAATTCTTGTACCTTCTACACCTTCTAAAATACTTGCTTGTGTATCACTCGAAGCTGTTCTTAATGCTGTAACTCTTTGCTTTAATTGTTTTACAACTTCTACTCTTACAGAAAGTAATTGCTTAATATCTGAACTTTTGAAATAAGAACTTAAACCCGGAATCACACCTTCTTCTATTCCAACAGTGGCATTTTTTGCCATCTGCATCCCTTGATTAATTCTTTCAATAGACCACTTACCTTTACTTGCAATCTTATATAAATCCAAAATAGCTTCTGGTTTTACTCCTTCAACAGATCCATACGCAAGAGCCTTTTGAACACTAAGTTCTCCAGCTTGTACTTTTTTAAATAATGAATCAGGTAGTCGATTTAATTGAACAGCTTCTGCAACTACTCGACTTTGTAAATTTAATCCTCGTGCTGCTAAATCATCAATAGTAAATCCGTCTTCTCTTAAATATTCAGCAACATCAAGTGCTTCAATACTACCTTTATAACTTTGAGTACCTGCAATATTTTGCATTGCAGCAATTGCTCTTGCTTCTGCCGGAGTATCAACGTCAATAAATCTGACATCTATTTCATCAACACCAGATCTCTTTGCTAGATCTAATCTGTTATGTCCATCAATAATATAAACCTTTCCAGCAGGGCCAATCTGTCCTTGCGTGTCACGCCATACACTAACAACTCCTGCTAAGACAGGTTCAAATTGTTTAACTTCTGCTAAGGAACCACTGACTCCTCCTTTCTTTCCACGACCAGAACTTTTAACTTGGAAATAATCAGGAGCAGTATCTATATCAGAAACAGCTATTTTTTGTATTTCAGTTTGAATTGGAGGAGCAAGATTAGAATCAACACCTTGATTTATTAAAGATTGTTTTTCAGTTGGAGTAACAGATTCTTGACTTCTAACAACTGCTTCTTCTAGTTCAGTTGCACTTTCACCTAAACGACTTTCAGCTTCAACAATCTCAGCTTCAACAGTTTTAACTTCTTCTTCTAATTCACTTTTGTTTTCTGTTAACTCAAGTTGTTTCTGTTCAGAATAAGGTGTCTCCCATAATGTTTCTGGTCTTCTTTCTTCTGTATATTTTTGCCAAGGACTACCAGCTTCTGATTGAGTTGCACCACTCTCAGGTCTTACATAGTTTTTCTTAGCACCATCATATCCAGCAGGAATTGTTTTAGTTCTTAATTCATTAAGTTTTTTGAGTCTAAAATATAAAGCTTCTACTCTTGCTCCATCAATAATTGTACTAGAGATCTTTGATACCAATGGTTGTATATCTTTTTTGATTGTAGCTATTGCTCTTAAATCATCAGTAGAAAGAGATAATTGTTCTGTTAATCCTTTGTCAAATTTTTCAAATATGGAGGTATATTTACCAGATGAAAAGTCATCCCAATTAAAATCATTTTGTCTATATATTGATTTCCCATCAATATTCTTTGTAAGTTGTAATTGCTTAATAGCGTTTTGAATTCTTGGACTCCAAAAACTAGGAGCATTTTTTATTGATCTAAGACCTGATCCAGTGAAATCAATCGGTATTCCAACTCCAGCTCCTATAATTAAATCATCAAGTGCAACTTTGACATTACCTACAGCAGTACTATCTGTACTTTTAACAGATAAAGTACTAAGCATTTTTGTTATTAAATTATTATCACCAAACATCATGCTTGCTAATTCAGGAGACATTGTTCCACCCTGTTCTCCTTGAGGATTATTAATAAAGTGACCAACAAGCAGAGAAGACATTCCCCACTCATTTGTCGCTAATCCTGCCCGTCCAACTAAACTAGGAGGAATACTTTTCCAGAAAGTCGGGCTAGTTAGATTTCTCCAATTTCTTACATCTTGACCAGTTTTTATCATCCTTGCAAATTTTGCTGTTCCCGGCAAATGAGGACTAATTCCTACTGTCTTTAATGGCTTTTTCGTTGCCATTATTAAAGCTATATTTGCAACTAAAGGAAGAGCAGCCTGTTCAGTAAAAGCTTGAATAGTTCTTTCTTTTCCAAGATAAATTTGATCTGGTTCATAGAAGTTATATCCTGCCCAATCAGATCTTTTAGTCTCAATTCCTAGTAATGATTGTGTTCCAGATAATCCTGCTGTATAAGAACGACCACCATATCTAACATCTATAAGTTTTCCAGTACTATCTCTTTCTAAAATTAATTCAGGGCTAACACTTACACCCTTTTGATCCATTAAATCTCCCGGCCTGATTGGGCCTATTACAAAATGTTCTCCATCGTATCGGTCAAAGATTTTTTCTTCTGGGATTCCAAGAGCAAGTAACTCTTCTTTAGTTACTTCATTCTTATTAAGAGCAATATTCCAAGGAATTAATTTTGCATAACTCCCTGTTGTCATGCGATTAAGTTGATCGTTTCCTGCTGCTACTAATTCATAATTTTTAACTCCTAATTCTTCTAATTGAAGTTGATCTAAGAATTGACCATTAATATTTGCACCCGGAGTATTACTACTATCTTGTCCAATTAAAGGTAATAAAGCTGAATCAATCGTTGCTGAACTTTGAAGTACTTGCTTCCAGAAAGGAACATTATCTAAGCTATCTCTTGACGAACCTTTTGGTAATGGTGCATTTAGATATGGTATTTCTTTACCAAAAATTTCTTTACCAACACCAAGGAAATCTATAGCCCAAGGCTTATCAGTCTTTTGCTGCCAAGTTAAAGTATCGGCACTATAATTTCCTCCATAAGCTGATGTACCAGCAAGCATACGAAGATTACTAGGAACTGTATCTACAAGATAATTACCAAAAGATTGTGTCATTCTTGCTGGAATGCCTTGAAGATTCTTAGAAATATCTCCTCCTTTATATGCTTGATTTTGTATGAAATCATTAATAATATTATTATTTAATACGCCTTCCTTCCCTTCCACAAGAAGAGGTTTCAATTTTTGTTGTGTTGATAACCTGTCTTCATAAGTTAAACTATCTAAATACTTAGTTAGATCTGCTTGTGTACTAATATTATTCGCTGCAAGAATTTCAAAATGAGGTGGAAGAGGTTTATAAAGATCTCCAAGATTTGAATCATCGGATAATGTCGATTCAAAATCAACTCCATAGTTAAAATCAATTCCTGTAAATTCTCCAAAACCAAAATCAGAGGGAGGAGCCTCATTACTACCATCAAAAGGAATAAGCTCTTCTGTCTCTTCTACTGGTTTTGAATTTAACTTAGTCGGCAGCTCTTGACTTGGTGCTACATAGTATTGGACATCTTGCCCATTCTCTTGCCTTGTTTCAAATGCCATAGTTAAACGAAAGGAGAACGGCCTTGCAGGATCATGGGCTGACCTCTACATTATCAAGACCTGTAAGCAATGTCTTCTGGGCCTCGTCTAACTGTATCCCATGCTTCTCAAATTCACGCAATAGAAATTGACCTGTTTTTCCGTTATATCTACCGGGCAAATTATTAATAAGTGTTTTTAATCTAGGATCGAAATTAATCTCTTTTGTTGGATCTGCTGTAAAAATCCTATCTGCAATAGAACCTATTGTATTTGCATCAAAGAAGGGTTGTTCACTTTCCCAAACATTTTTTATATCAATTTGTTTATCTAATTTATTTGCATCACTTTGATCAAAATCAACTGTAAACAAACCGAGAGCATCATCTGTATTACCTTTATATTTAGGGCCATCTTCAGCTTTCCAACTATAATCAACTCTTCTATCGTTTAATAAATCTTTTAAAAAAGGAAGTCGTTTCTCTAATTGTTCTTGACTCGTATCAGCATCAGCCCACTCTTTTGTTAGTTTTTCTAATTCTTTTTTTACATCTTCTTCACTTGCACCCGGCCCTAATCTTTCAAAAATATTATTAATTAATCTCGTTTTCATTACTTGCCAATTTGCAATCTCTTCAAAATTTTCTGTACCACCTTCTGAGTTAGGCAATACACCCCATTTTTTTGTGTACCAATTTTCAATTACTTTAAGTGTACTATCAAATTGTCTTGTAATATTTTCCTTGTTTTTACCTCTAAGGACTTGAGCCTTATATTGTAAATCAGCAGCTACAGTTTGAGCTTTATTATATCCTTTCCATCTTGTATTAAATTCATTTAAGTAATAATCAAAACGGCCTAATTTAGTAGGATCAGTAAAAGCTTCATAGAATAAACTTCTTAACATTGATTCATCATTATCATAGTCACCATCAAAGATTCCATAAATATCTTTTTCTAAAGAATTATATGCTTTATTGATTGCTCTTGTCTCTTCAATGCTTGCCCCTTTTAATGTATCTTTTTTCCATTCTTTTAATTTATCTATAGCTTGGTGCATATTTTCTGGAGCTAATTCTCCATTCTTAAATAAGATTGGTTTAATATCTTTTGTATAAAATTCATCAGCAGTATTTTGAAGCCTATCATTAAGAACTTTTTGAGCATTACTGTCATGCCCTTTAATCCTAGTCATTGCATCTTGATACCTTTCCTCTAACCACCCAACAGGAAAATCATTTATCCATGATTGTTTCTCATTAAAAATACCTTCACTATTAACTCTTGAATCTTTTGGCCCTGTTGCTAAAAATTTAATTGTGTCTTTAATTATATCTGGATTACTTGTTCCTTCTTCTGATGCTTTAGTAAAAGCTGCAATAAGGTTAATAGCTAATTCTTTACTAAATTTCTTTTTATTATCAGTACTTGTTCCATAAATATTCATTTTTTCTAACAATTCTTGCAATTCAAATGTTGCTTCTTTTTGACTTATTGTTCCATTCCCAAGCCTAGTTCCTACATCTGTTGTCGTTTCTATTATATTATCTAGCATCTTATTATCAAGATGAGTTGAATACAATGCACTTTGAGCAGTCATTGCATTACTTCTATACTGAACTAACCTTCCTTTAATATTGTGATATTCAAAACTATTTAATTGTGGAGCATCTTTATTCAAATAATTATCTACCCACTTTTGGTATCTAGGATCATTAGGAGATAAAGTATTAACAGGAATATCAATCTCTACTGTTTTACTTATACCATTTTCAATTATTTCTTCGCTTCCTTTAATCGTTGCGGTCTTTTGTGCAGAGCTTAAAGATGCAGCACGGGCTAATCTATCCCTTTCTTTATACTTTGATTTTATTGCATCTTGTAATCGACTATTGTTTTTAATGTAATCTAATTGTTTTTTTGCTGATGCAATTGACTCTATTGTTGTTCCTTCTCTATATTCACCTTCATCATTTGGTTTTTGAGAAGCCTCCTCATTCAAAGAAATCTGTAAAGCTTTTAGTTGATTTAAAGATGTATTCGTCCCATCTGCACCGGGATTTTGACCAATAATCCTATCTGCTTCATTGCCGTAATATTCTCTTTGCTTGGCTCCTAAGTTTATTGCTGCTGTAGCAAAAGGAACTAACTGAGAATTAAAGCCTTCAAGTGCCTTCGCTAATCTCCCCATATCTCTTTGGGGTTCAGCTAATACATTTTTAAGACTAGGTAGTTGTAAATTAGGAACTAAAGTAGGACTTGGAGTATTAACAAAAGTACTACCCTGCCACTTTTGAGGAACAACAGTAGGTTGTTTTATTTCTTGAACAGGACTAACAGTTACTTGTCCTAACGTATTAGGAGCAGGAGTATGTTTCCTTGAGCTGCCTTTGTCGGTGGTACCAACAGATTTTCCGAGCGTGTATCTTCCCATTAGGAGTTCCAGAGCCTCCATCCACCGGGATCAAGACCTTTATCAAGTCTTAGTTGTTCTATTTGAGAGTAGCTAGAGAATCCTCCTAAAGCACTACTTGCCATACCTAAAGCATAAGGGCCAAAACTTGGTCGAGATTTCTTCAACGGTTTAACAGGATCAAGATAAGTCGTCTTAACATATTCCCTCGCACTAGCAATTCTCGAACCTCTAACAGCTTGTCCCACTTTTCGATCATGCTGACCCTTCTGAAAAGCAAAACCTAAGTTCTGACCACTTAAGAAATCAAAGACATTAATCTGTCTTTCTACATCATTTAATAAAGCATCAGCAGTTAAACCAATTCTTCCTCCTGCTTTAATACTTCCTTTTGCCTTCCATGACTCAATAGTTGCTCGTTTCTTTTCTTCAGCAGTTTTGATTTGTTGTTGTTGTTGGAAAACAGTAATACCTGTTGATTCATTCTGGAAAGCTGCATCTGCTAATGATTTCACTTGGTCTTGATAATTATCATTCATCAACCCTCTAATATTTTCTGTCGCTCTATTTGATTCAGCTTGTAAAGTTGCTCCTTCCCATTGAAGCTTTCTTTCAGCGTTATAAAATTCAGTATCAGCTACAGCTTGCTGATACGCCATATATTGTGATGCAATCCCTAAGATTGCACTACCAATACCAATAGCAGCAGCAACTCCACACATTCAGTTAGATCCTCACAAATTCATAGAAAGGACGACCTTCATGTCCCCATTGGGGATGTTTCTTTATCACAGTAAATCCCATCCAGCGAATCCAATCAAGATGAACTTTGTTTCGTACATCCATTACATTAAATAATAACGGATACTCATCTCGTAATTTTTCTAATTCAATCTTTGCTTGTCTTAAAAAAGTAATCTTATCTAATTTATCCACAGTCATTTCGTTACGGCCTAACATCCATATCCTACCAACACCTTCCCTTTCTGGAATAACTCCATACATTCCCATTAAATATCCATGCCTACTTACCATTGTCATACATGGCTTACTTGTTAGATAGCAATATATTAACGCTCCTTTAGGAGTATCTCCAGATAGAGCGTACACTTCCGCAGCATCTTCTGACCTGAGATCATCAGCTACATCTACAACATCTTGTAGAATAGATGGCCTTTGATAAGCAAAGGTCTTTATAGTCGTTTGGCTCTTGATTGTAACCATCCCTCCCATTCTGCTGATTGTATCCGACAAGGTACAGGACTACTGCTAATAATCTCAATTTTAGTATCAAGACTATTTGCCATAACAGGAACTCGAAAGCTACCTGTATCAATACCGGCAGAGCCAAGTAAAGGAGGACTTGTACCAACAGATAATCCATTATAAGGATAATCGTTAGCCGTCCTTCCCGCAGGAGTTACTCTTAAAACGAAGTGTGAAGTTTCATCAAAGACAACAGCCCAAGTGCGAATTTGTAATTTAGGGCCAGCTACAACAGCAATACCACCAGCAGAAGGTTGTTCTTTTAAATATGGAGTACTGAACTCATATTCCAAATCATATAGTTCACCAACGAAAAACTTAGCTGAACTTAAATCTCCTTTAACTACCATCGTTCCATTTCCACCAGCACCACCTGTCAAAGTTTCACTAATTGGACTAATGATCTGAGCATGACTAATTGTGTTACCAGCAACATCTCTACCAACAACAGTCATCGTTCCAGTTGAAGCCATTGGATACGGAAGAGTAATTGTCGTTTGAACTCCTAAACCACCGGGGTTTGCTACAGCAGTAGAGCAACTTGCCTCTGTTACTTTCCTATCTACTAATAATTCTATTGTGCTATTTGCATCAACTGTCTCAGGTCTTAAAGCAACTTTTTCTAAATAAACTCCATCACTATATTCAATAACAACATACATATCACTATCTAATATTGAAGCTCCTAAGATTGTTTTACTTCCTTTTACTTCCCAATAAGACCAAGCAGATTGAAGTTTATTATCATCTTCAAAGAAAAACTTATAAATATAAATTCGTTTAGGTTGATCTTTTGATGTAGCAATAATCGCTTCTTCTGATACAGATGAAATTAAGTTAGTTAAATTTGATGGAATAAATCTTGGAACAGCAGATGTAACTTCTTCAGATAAAGGAACTGAACCACTTACATCAGGTAAGAAGAAATCTCTTAAGCCACTAAATTCTCCTTTTGGAATTGCAAAATAAATAGTTCGACCTACACCAACCGGATCAACACTTGATTCCATCTCAAAGCTAGTGATACCAGTAACTGTTGCTGTTTTAGGTGTAAGGCTTCCTCCTATAGTTCCTACTCCAGCATCTAATCTAAATTGTCCGTGACGACTAAATAATAATAATGTATTCGCAAAAGCAAGACTTGAAGTTAAGAAATTGATCTCAGTACCGCCAGTAACCAAATCAATAGGATCACTGTCGATAATACCTTGTACAGTCTCCGGCCAGAATCGATCATAGTTATCAGCGGCTGAAAGTATTACATTCTCATCAGCTAAGAAAACAAGTCTATTTCTAAATAAGTTTATATTTTGTATCTGACTATTTACAAAAGAAGAATTGGGAGCAGTGGCTTCATCTCCAGAAATTCTATGTGACCATTCAAATTCCTTAAAGGTAAATGATCCATCTGCATTTCGTATTAAGACATGAGGCATTGTCTTCTGATTAAATCCTCTATTAATATCTGCACCTACTGTCTCTCTCCATATTCCTCCACCTGTTCCACTACCAGCAGAAGTCTCAAACTTTACATAGTAATCATCTAGTTGAGTTGTCTTAGTACCTTGTACTTTGATAATGAAACCATGCTCAGCAAGCGTTGGAAGATCAGTAATAGTATCAATCGTTCCTTTAATTGCTTTGGTATAAGTTCCTGTTTTTGTGTCGCTACTTTCTAATTGATAATCACCACCATCATCTTTTTGAATTTGAATAATGTAATCAACAACAGTAAATGTCCAGCCACTACTTAAAGCAGAAGCAAGTGAGTTTCTTAAGTTAGTTGCAATAGTTAAGGTATCAGGAGCTGTACCACCTACTGCTGCTGTTGTATAACTAACATCTGCCAAAGTGCTTGTGCCAGCAGCGTTTTTAATTTTAACTTTGTATGTACCCGAATAATCTGCTGCCTTAATAAACACCATTGACTTAGTGCCAAAGGTAGAAGTCATTACGTTGTACGCAGCATTACCACTTGTTGTTAAAGAAGTACCTGCTGTGTAAGTAAAACTGTTTGCATTAGGAACAGAAGCTATATCATATTTCCCATCTACACCTGATCCTGAAGTGCAATCTATTGAGATTCGATCAGAAGTAGTCAGGCCATGTCCTGTTGAAGTAACAGTAACAGTTGTACCTGATTGGCTATAAGTAACTCCATCTTGGAAATATGTAGTAACTGTCTTTTCTCTATTAGCAATAAAGGTATAGTCAGCAACTGATGCAACTCTGAATTTATCTGAAGGATCAGCACTATTAGAAATATCTAAGTAGCTAGTTCCATTTGGTTTATTAACTGTTTTAACACTTCCATCTAATCCAAAAACTTTAATATCTGCATCCTGAATAAAGACAAGATATTGAATCGTTCCATCTCTATCAACAATTGTTGTAAAAGGTCTTCCTGTTCCAGCACTACCTGTAAATAACCTTCCGACATGTTCTAGTGGTGGACGTTTCTTCAAGCCCTCCACAGGGCTAGACATACAGTTAACAACTGACTCAGCTTGTGATGCAAGCCTTAGAGCTGCTGGTTGTTGGCTAACCCCGTTAATAAGGTTAGGGATAGTACTGCTAATTAATGGCATAGTTACCTAATGACTGCACGGCCCGGCATGTAAGTACTTAATGGGCCAAAGCGATTTGGATTCCCTCTAATCATATTGTGTTCACTCTTAGTTGTTTCTTCTTCTACAAATTGTGTCCTAGCTTCAGCTTCAGCAGCCATGTTTAACTTTGTTAACTCAAGGCTACCTATAATTGCTTCTTGTAATTGTCTTCCTGCTCTTGTCATTATGTATTGGCGGGCATGTTCAGGTAACTCATCCCAGTCATACATATAAGTTAAATCAGCTTTTACATCATCTGTAAACTCAAAAGTCTGATTTAATCGGTCATATAATTTTCCTTTCCTTTCGATAATGTCATAGTCAGGGTAAGCCAAAATATCTACAACTACACGGCTAACATTGCTACCTACCAAAAGATTTTTATTTGCATCAGGTGTAATTGTTACCTGATAGTCAGTGTTAAAACTCCAGCCTTCAGCTTGAACTCTTCTGCTTACATCAGTTAAAGAATCTTGTGCTTGCTTAGCTAATCCAAACTGACCAGATAAACTGTTAACAGGAGCTTCTCCTAGCATTTGCAGCACTCTATTAACTGCTTCTAATTCACTTGTTTTAAGTAAAGGCATAGTAAAAAGGGGAGCAAAGCTCCCCATAAAAATCAGCTAGTAGCTGTGTAGATTTCAACTGCACAGTCAGGACGTAGAACACCACTACCGTGGGCCATAGAACCAACCATGAATGTTCCCTGCCATAAAGCATGAACATCTGAGCCTGTTTGCTCCATCTTAAGATCCATCAACTTAACAGTACCAACAGCTTGCTTGTTGAACACAAGTGAAACACTGTCAGTAAAGTTTGCGTGATAAGTGTTGTTCTCACCAGTAGTAGCAGAACGGTTTGTAGTTGGAAGGTGGTTGGACTTAATGATATGTAGTCCAGCTACTTTCAATACTGTTCCATCTGCATAAGCACCTTGGCCGCCCCAGTCACGGTTGATAACGTCTGTTACCTGAGCGAGTTTGTAGTACTCGGCAGGAGCCATAACGCAGTATCTATCGTTCTCAGGCAAGTTGTTCTCGTCCATCTGCTGAGCAGCGGAGAACATTGCAGTAGCTAATTGGGCACCAGTAATTGCAGCTTTACTTGAAGCAACAATCTTAATACGAGTACCACCCGGTAAATCAGTATTAAAGTTTGTAGCAGTACGAGCTGCTTGTGCAACCATTGCCGCTACATTTTGATCAAAAGTATAAGCTAATGCGTTGCCCATCTCAGATGAATACTGAGATCTTACATCATAATGATTCTTGGCCTCATCAATGTCCGCAATGAAAACATTGGATACAAGTTTGTCATCTATGTTGATAGTGGCTTCCGCATGTTTGATTGCGTTGCCTGTCAACTGGGTGCCCGGCGTATGGTATGCAGTTGAAGAAAGTCCAATTATTGGAAATTGGGCTGATTTTCCTGATGCAATTGTTCTAACTGTATGAAGACTTTCAAATACAGTAGCTTTACGAAAAGCTGAAAGCACTTCCCCTGAGAAGACTTTCAAGAATAAAGCATTAAGATTAGCGTAGTTCGCAGTACCGGTGTTATTTACATAACCCAGCCTCGAAGCTGTAAAGTTAGCCATACAAAATGACCTAGATAAATAAAAAGAATTGGGTTGTTATTCCCCGACCTACTTCTCATTTACTCTGGGTGTCCTCCGCAAAGGGCCGTTGTATTTGTAAAAGGGTCTAGGTAGTTAAATATTAGCAAAGAAGCTATTGTTTACTAATTTAATGGAAGAAATAGCTTGTCAATGTTCTCATTGCAAAGAACTAAGACGACAAATAATTAGACATGGACAATGGATCAAGAATACCCAAAATAGGAATACAGCCAGTAGCTCATCCTGTTATTCGAGTGTGGCAAATACAGCCACCTCAGTCTTTACAAGTTCCAGCACCAGTCACAGTTAACTTAGGTTTTCCTGTTATTGATATGCCGGGATGC